GTTGGGTTGAAAGCCATGTGGCATACATTCATATCCTTGCACCACTCTTCCCAAGCCTTCATAAATCTTAGGGCAGTTATACCTCCACGTTTGTCAGGCGACACGAACATGATCTCTTCCGAAGAGCATCTGTGGTTTTCGGCAAAATACATCCGAGAAGCCACAGCAATGAAGAAGCCGTAGATCTCATTTTTGGACAAGTCTTCTGCCACGAGGGCAAGCCTGTTTGGGTCTGCAACAGCTTGCATCCCGAACTCCGCAGTCCTTTCTTTTGAGTATGGTATCCAATTCCAGTACGAGGACTGGTGGAACCGCTCACCCAAATCAACACAATGCCCCACATCTGCTACTTCCATAAACCTAATCACATGTATAAGACCTTGCTACCAAAGCCGCTCAAGTCACCACGACGGCTCTGTGCTGAAATACTTTTACCAAAGGTCGGACTGTACTGAGGCCCAGCATCGACATAACTTGTGCCACCATCCCTATCGTCTACTTCCTCTAGGTAGGTAACACCCTCTGGTTTTTGAGCGCCAGTGTAGGCGGGCGGAGTAGCCGACGGCAGTGTCATCGACAGGTTCGCCTGCTCATTATCAGCGCCGTATCCAACAGGGACACTATCAAGTATCTGACCGTAGTTATTTGGCAACGGAGCAGACGGTGTGTATGTCGGCTCTGGTGGCGGCGGTTGATAAGCGTTGTATGCGCCCTACCCGCCCATAGCCCCAGATAGAATTTTCTGCGTTGTAGAAATGTCTGCGTCAGAACCCATGCCAGCAAGGCCGTACCCCGCCGCGCCGCCGATGGCGGCCTGAAGTGCTTGAGCGTTATTAGCGCCAGCGAGTTTGGCCGCACCATAAGTACCCGCACCCATTAAAGCTGACTGTGTTAAGTCACTGCCTAATGGATCATCTGCCCAGTCCTGTGCCGCTTGGGTTACAGTATCTTTCGCGCTGTCCCATGCGTTTGTCGCTGTGTCCTTACCCCAGTTCCAAAGATCGACATACCAGGGATCGTTGAATTGCTGAATGTTAGTATTTTCGTTATAACTTCCACGCTCACTTCCGACTACGTAGCGCTGTGGGTCTAGCCCTGATTGCGCTGTGGCAAGTTGCACAGCCATAGCAAGTTCTGGAAAGTTTTGCTGGACACGATTAGGGATAACCATCTCGCCAGACTGGCCATATAGTAGCGTGTCATCGCCGCCTTTCATTGAGGAGTAGTGTCCAAGTAACTCGTCGGCGTTCATCAGTTTTCCAAAACCCTCGTCGCCAGAGTTCATAATGTCTTCGCTGATTTGATTACGCTTCTTGCGTATTTCGTTGAAGTGTTCTTGCTCTTCTCTTTTGTAGTCGTTAATCGACTTGTCGTGCGGGCCTACTGCATCAAAGCCGAGACCACCAAGGCCAGAAGGCATTGATGGTATCTCGTCGTCGTGGCCTTGTAGCATACGGGTGATGACGGACATGGGGCCGTAGTCATCTAAGAACTCACGTAGGCCGTAGTTCTCCTCATCACGAGGCTGGCCGCTCATGGTGGTGTTTTTTCTGTCAGCCATTCAAGCCCCCTTATACGTTGACAGTTGCCGCCGCGATGCCCATCTCAAGCGAGGTTGCCGATGTAGCGCTTGTAACAACAAGCTCAAGTCTGCGGCCTGCTGTTGTCGCGTCGATCTCAATGATTGTAGCCAGAGATATTGACTGCGCTGTCGATGATACACTGTACGTACTACCTACAACCGAGCCATCAACCGCAAGCTGGATTGTGCAAGAGCCGCCAGCCAGCTTAAAGCTGATGCCGTCGATGCGGATTGTCTGTTTCCATAGGCGTGTGATGAAGTAGGTCTTGTTAGTTACGGTAGCGGAACTGTCTTCCCATACACTAAAGAATGGAATGGTTACGGTAGAGAACGTCTCTGGCAACTGGCTTACTGGCAACTTACCAGATGTGTCGAGAGTAGCCACACCGTTCGCCGCACCCATATATGTCTTTGGCACGAGCGAGGAGAAGTCGATGTCACCGTATTCCAGCGATGTACCTGTGCCGTTCACACGAACATACTGCCCAGCATTGGACTGGACGAATGTTGGTAGTGAGCTTTCTGGCGATGTTGATAGCCACTGCACACCGTCATAGAACTTGAGGACTGCTGGAACCTGTGAGATGTCCAGCCACAAGTCCCCAGTTACTGGCGACGTAGGCGATGTTAGTGAGTTGGTGATGTTCGCTTTGCCCGCAAGAGAAGTAGCCAAATTAGCTACTTTGGCTTGTGGGATGTCATCGTTGTCGATTGACAGCTTTGCGTACCTAATGAAACCGTTTGCGTCTGTGTACTCATCCTCGAACATTAGGCCAGCAACTGTCTTCAGTGACTGGTTCTCAACTGTGATAACAGTAACCTTGTCACCTGGAACCAATGGGTTGCTTGGATCTAGGAAGGTGATTGTGTTCGCTGTTGCTGACGCTAAGTAGTCGGCGCTACCACCTTCTTCTTGCAAGACACCGTTACGCCACACGAGGATCTTCTCATCTGCTGTATGCACGAACGAGATCAGAGTTGTTGTGCCGCTAATCTCTTGGTCATCGCGGCGGAAGTTTGTCACAGCCTGAGAACGTACAGAATAGATAGTAACCTTGTCGCCATTGGCTAGGGCTGGGGTCACATTCTGTACGGTGACAGTGTTGTTGGTGGTATTAAATGTATACTGTGCCGCAGTACCAGCGGAGGTTAAATCGTGTAGCAAAATACCGTTGAGGTACACTACGATGTCTGCTGTGCCTGGGTCGAATGAGTAGTCAACAATAGATACAGGAGATCCAAGAGTGGCTGTTGCTGTAGCGCCAGATCCGTTACCGCCTGTGAACGTGATAGTTGGGGGAGAGGAATATCCACTACCAGCGTTAGTAATTGTGACAGAAACCACTTCGTCGCCTGCTGTACCACCGAGAGTGGATGTACCTGTAGCTTGTACACCAGCAGGATCGTTAGGTGCGCTGAATGTGACAGTTGGCGCGGCTGTATAAGCAGAGCCAGGAGCAGTTACAGTTACCGTATCTACTGGGCCGCCAATCTCAATGTCCTGTCGGTTGAAGAAGAACGGGCCTTCGACGTTACCTACTGATGCACCAGCAGGGCCGCGCAAGTCTCCGATGTCAGCGATGGTTGCCCACCCCTCTTCCTCACCGTTGTACTGGCCGATGCGGTATTGAATACCCACCAGTGCGTCCAAACGCATCTGAACTGGGCCTCTGAATACGCCCTCTTCGTTGAACAAGATGCCAAACAACTCGCTTATTGTCTTGTTTCCAAGCTCCGCAGAGTTGATATAGCGTATCAAGTTCTCAAAATCTGTATGAATGTTCCCGCTATTAACGTAGTTTTGCGGGTGCTGTTGTCTAAGTCGTGCCATTTATCCTGTCCTCACTGTAACGGCAAAGCCAATTATTTTTAGAAGCCCCTTACCTCTTGTAGTAAAGCGGAACTGCACCCCACGATAACGATGCTCGAACTTCCTTTCATACTGTCTACTTAACGGTACATCGGGGAATTTGTCGTCCACCCCGTCATCTTCGATAAGGAACTGCATGGATGACATGTATCTTCCACGCTCATCGAAGGCTTCCACCTGTAGCTCACCTTTACCAGTTGCTTGCAGGATGAAACTGTAACTTTCTTTCATGTCGTTGATAGCGCCCTGCCACAGAATGGGTGTAGTGACCACCATTTCTGGGCTATATTGAACAACCTCTTCGACTTTATTCTGCTCCCACACGCCGCCAGGTGTGCCTAGAAGCGTTACTCCGCCGAGTGTTTTCCCACAGCGAACATTCAGGAAGTCTCCTGAAGACCATTTACTTTCACCGCCAGCCATAGGGTTGAGGGTTAGGGTAAGTCTTTTGGAAATAAGGTCAGATATTGGAAAGTATATGTGGTACTGGCCTTCGTCTTGGTCGAAGTATGCAGATATTTGCTCAGTATCATCTACGCTTCTGACGTATGAGCGGTACAAGAGGTCAATCTTGTTGGACATTGGAATGGTAAAGATGGTCACACCGTTTGTTTCTGAACGACGTAGAGAGTGAACCCCGTCTCTTGAGCAGAACAAAAGGTCAGCACCAGCCTGGCAGATAGTGTTGTGAGAGATAGTTCCCACTTTAATGTTTGCTTTGTCGTCGATTTGCCAGAGTGTGTAGTCTGGATGTAGCTGATACACCAATGTCTGGTCGAAAGTGAACACAGCAAGTCGGCTGTTTTCAAACACCCCTAAACCACGGATTTCGTCGGCTGTACCAATCACGTTGGCTACGTCGATGTCTGAGGCTTGCGTAACTTGTACTGCGGCTGGGTCTTCGTCTAAGGTGAAGATGTCCTCTTTGTCCACGCGACTGAAGTCTATGAGGGTGCGTCGCCCTGGCTGTCCAGCAGTTGCGAGACGACGTTGCACAGCGACTACGTAAGCAGGACGCGGGTCGCTATCTGCCTCGATTTGCTCGAACTTAAAGCCATCGTATGTGAACATAGGGTAGTCGCGTGAGGCGAAGACCACCTTGTTGTTGAAGATGGTTGATGTAACGATGGATGTTTGCGGGTATACCTCAAACGCCTCATGTCCATTTGAC